ACCGAAGGCGGCACAGCACATCTGGATGTGCGCCGGACACAGAAGCCCCAGAACTGGGAGGAGCTGATCGCCCTGATTAAGGAGATCGCCGCCACACCGGACATTTGCCAGACGCTGGTTATCGACACCGCCGACTGGGCGGAACAGAGCTGCATCACGAGCGTCTGCGCCAAGTATAAGAAAGCCGGAATCGAAGAGTTCGGCTACGGCAAGGGATACACCTACGTCGCCGAAGAGTTCGCGAGACTTCTCGCGGCCTGCGACCGCGTCATCGCCGCCGGTATTCACGTCGTCATCACGGCTCACGCCAAGATGCGCAAGTTCGAGCAGCCCGACGAAATGGGCGCGTACGACCGCTGGGAGATGAAACTCTCCAAACAGGTCGCCCCCCTTCTCAAAGAATGGTGCGATATGCTCCTGTTCTGCAACTATAAAACCTTCGTTGTCAGTTCCGACAACAACGGTCCGAAGAAAGCACAGGGCGGCAAGCGCGTGATTTATACCTCTCACCACCCGTGCTGGGACGCGAAGAACCGCCACGGTCTGCCCGAAGAAATGGAACTCGACTACGCGAATATCGAGCATCTCTTCTCCGGCAGCGTCGAAAAGCAGACCGTTCCGGCGGCGGAAAAGAAGCCGGAGCCCGTTTTCGAGGCCGCCGAGAGCGTTCGCGGTAAACTCGCTTCGCTTATGGAAACCGACCACATCAAAGAGGACGAGATCCGCGAGGTCGTTTCCAAAAAGGGTCATTACGACTATTTCACGCCCCTCGACCAGTATTCCGACACCTTCATTGCCCGTTGGATCATTCCCAACTGGAAGAAGATCGTCGAAATCATCGAGAGCAACCCCAACAGATAACGAAATAAGGAGATAAGCGATATGGAAAACAATCAAAACATGATCATGGACTGGAACGATGCCATCGTCGAAGACGGGCAGGAGTTCATTACCCTCGAAGAGGGAGATTACAACTTTACGGTCACGGCGTTCGAGCGCGGCCGTTTTCCCGGAAGCACTAAAATCCCCGCCTGCAACAAGGCGACGATCACCGTGGCGGTCGATACCCCCGAAGGAAGAGCCTCCGTCAGATTCGACCTTATCCTTTACCGCACCCTGGAGTGGCGCATCTCCGCTTTCTTCCGCTGCATCGGGCAGAAGAAGCACGGCGAACGCCTGGTGATGGACTGGAACAAGGTCATCGGCTCTCGAGGACGCGCCCACTTCAAACCGCGCACCTATACCAACAGCTACGGCGAGGAGAAGACCGCGAACGACGTCGACCGCTTTATCGACTACGACCCGCAGTTCTTTACCGGCGCGAACGCAGTCAGCACCGCTCCGAAAAACGACGGCTTCGTCGAACTCGGACCCGACGACGACCTTCCGTTCTGAACGAGGTGAACGGCATGGAATTGAGACCCTATCAGGTGGAGGCGAAAAACGCCGTCCTGGCGGAATGGGACGCGGGTCACCGAAAGACCCTGCTCGTTCTTCCGACGGGCACCGGGAAGACGGTCGTCTTTTCCAAAGTCGTGGCAGACCGGGTAGGCAAAGGAGGACGCGCCCTCGTGGTCGCTCACAGGGGCGAACTGCTCGACCAGGCGGCGGACAAGCTCATGGAAACTTGCGGTTTGTCTGCCGCTCTGGAAAAAGCGGAATGCACCGCTCTCGGCAGCGACAGTCCCGTTACTGTCGGTTCGGTGCAGTCCCTTTGCCGGGACGAGCGCCTCGCGCGGTTTCCGCAGGACTGGTTCTCGGAAATCATCGTGGACGAGGCGCACCATTGCCTTTCGGACAGCTACCAGAAGGTGCTGAATCATTTTCCGAAAGCGAACATACTCGGCGTTTCGGCAACCATCGACCGAAACGATAAGAAAGATCTGGGACAGTTCTTCGACAGCATAGCCTACGAATACACGCTGCCGAGCGCAATCCGCGACGGATATCTCTGCCCGATAAAGGCGCAGATGCTTCCGTTCGAATTGAGTCTTGCCGGCGTCGGTGTGTCTGCGGGGGACTATAACGCCGGAGAGATCGGACACGCTCTGGAGCCGTATCTCGACCGGATCGCGCAGGTCATGACGAAATACTGCCACGGCAGAAAGACCGTCGTTTTTCTGCCCCTTATTAAAATCTCGCAGAATTTCTGCGAAATGCTGAACCGGTACGGACTGAAAGCCTGCGAAGTCAACGGCGACAGCCGCGACCGCGCCGAGGTCATCGAGCGCTTTGAAAAAGGCGAATACGAGGTGCTTTGCAATTCGATGCTTTTGACGGAGGGATGGGACTGCCCGGCGGTGGACTGCATAGTCGTTCTGCGTCCTACCAAAGTCAGAAGCCTCTATCAGCAGATGGTCGGACGCGGTATGCGTCTGTATCCCGGAAAAGACCACTTACTGCTCCTCGACTTTCTGTGGCTTACCGAACGGCACGACCTCTGCCGTCCGTCCTCGCTCCTATGCAAGGACGAAGAGGTCAAAAAGAAGATAGACGAGCGCCTCGCGAAAGACGACGGCGTGTACGACCTTATCGAAGCGGAGGAACTTGCCGCGAAAGACGTGCTTGCCGAACGCGAGGCCGCCCTTGCCGCGGAACTCGCCGCGATGCGGAAACGGAAGGCGAAACTGGTCGATCCGCTTCAGTACGTGATGTCGATAGCGGCGGAAGACCTCGTGAACTACGTTCCGACTTTCGCCTGGGAAATGGCTCCGGCGTCCGAGAAACAGCTTCAGTTCCTCGAAAAGCGCGGCATTCTGCCCGACAGCATCGAGAACGCGGGCAAAGCGAAACTGATGATTGACAGGCTGATCCGCCGCCAGGAGGAAGGACTCGCTACGCCGAAGCAGATACGGCTTCTGGAACGCTACGGGTTTTATCAGGTCGGCACCTGGTCGTTCGACGACGCCAGCCGGATGATTTCGCGCATCTCTATGAACAACTGGCGTCTGCCGTACGGCTTCAACGCCTCGGAATACAGACCGTAAAGGAGCAGCCCATGAGTGATTTGTTATCAGCTTTGAAATCGATAGACGTCGCGTCCCTCTCCTATCAGGAATGGATAAACGTCGGGATGGCGCTGAACGCGGAAGGCTGCGACTGTTCGGTCTGGGACGAATGGAGCAGAAACGACGTGCGCTATCACAAAGGCGAGTGCGAAAGAAAGTGGCGCACCTTCAAAGGGGCGTCGACTCCTATCACCGGCGCGACGATCGTGCAGATGGCGAAAGCTCGCGGCTGGAAACCGTATGAAGGCGACGGCGTTATGGACTGGAACGACAGCATCTTCTACGACGGCGACAATTACGAGGATACGACAGCGCCCGACGACTGGCGTCCCGTGGATCAGATCGTTTCGTATCTCGAGACGCTTTTCGAGAAGGACGATTTCGTCGGCTACGTTACCGGCGACGTCTGGCAGGACAAAGAAGGCAGATGGGTGCCGGCGAAGGGCGTGTTCGACCGCACGGCGGGACAGCTTATCGAATCATTGAAAAAGCATCCCGACGACCTCGGCGCTACCTTCGGTGACTGGAAGCCGGAAGTCGGTGCCTGGATACGCTTCAATCCCGTCGACGGAGAGGGCGTCAAAAACGAAAATGTTACGCGCTTCAAATACGCCCTGGTCGAATCGGACAGTATGCCGGTCGCGGATCAGGACGCCATGTACCGCAAACTGGAACTGCCTATCGCCGTCCTGGTACACAGCGGCGGCAAGAGCCTCCACGCCATCGTGAGGGTCGACGCGTCCGACTACAACGAATACCGGAGCCGGGTGGAATATCTGTACGACTTTCTCGAAAAGCACGGAGTCGCGGTCGACAAGCAGAACAGAAATCCGTCGAGGCTTTCCCGTATGCCCGGCGTCACGAGAAACGGCAACCGTCAGTACATCGTAGCTTCCGGTATCGGCAGAAAGTCCTGGGTCGACTGGCTTGATTTCGCGGAGGGCGTTTCGGACGAACTGCCGGAGATGGTCGGTCTGGATACCTTTGAAGGAAACCTCCCGAAACTGCCGGACGAACTGATCGAAGGCGTGCTTCGCTGCGGACACAAAATGCTCATATCGGGTTCTTCCAAAGCCGGAAAATCGTTCCTTCTGATGGAACTCTGCGTTTCTATAGCCGAAGGAAAGCCGTGGCTCGGATTCCCGGTCCGCAAGGGGCGCGTGCTTTACGTCAATCTCGAGATCGATCCGGCTTCCTGCATTATGCGCTTTATGAAGATTTACGACGCGCTCGGATTCTCCAAAAAGAACGCCCGCGACATTATCGTGTGGAATCTTCGCGGTCACGCCGTCCCTCTCGACAAACTCGTGCCGAAACTGATCCGGCGTGTCCGGGATCAGCATTTCGACGCCATCATCGTCGACCCCATCTACAAAGTCATAACGGGGGACGAAAACAACGCGTCGGATATGGCGGCTTTCTGTAACCAGTTCGACAAGATCTGCGCCGAAACGGGATGCGCGGTCATTTACTGCCATCACCATTCCAAGGGAGCGCAGGGCGCGAAACGCGCTATGGACAGAGCCTCCGGGAGCGGCGTGTTCGCCCGCGACCCCGACGCCCAGCTCGATATGATTCAGCTGGAACTGTCGGACGAAATCGCCAATCACATCCGCGACGGAAACGCGACCGGCTGGCGGCTCGAATGCAGTCTGCGCGAGTTTCCGAACTTCGCGCCCCGCAACTTCTGGTTCGAGTACCCGATCCACCGCCTGGACTCTGCAGGAAATCTGTCGGCGGCTTATACCGAGGGCAGCTTCGAGGCGGTCCGCGCAAAGAACAAGAAATGCACCACGGCGGACGAAAGACGGGAGTCGATTATATCCGCATACGAAGCCTGCTCCTTCGAGCAGCCCGTCACCGTTTCGGCTATGGCTTCCTATCTCGGGGTCACCGAAAGGTGTGTCCGCGACCGCCTGAAAGAACTGAAAGACAGGTTCTGGACAGCCAACGGCACCGTGGGTGAAGTCAAAAAGACGGAAAACTGAAAAACGGCAGTTTTCTTCCGGGAACGGAAAACCGCTTTATAGAAAGGGACTTCGTTTCACTCCGTCACGTGCGGTGGGAAAGGCTGAAAGCCTGCCTTTCCCCGCACAGCGACGTGACCCGCGAAGAATTCCGCGGGATTCCGCACCGCAATTTTCAGGAGGTAATCACAATGCAGTTTTTTATAGCGATGAATCCGCCGACCGCGACCGCGCAGGAAAGGCAGGTCCGCATCGTGCGCGGCAAGCCGCTCTTCTACGATCCGCCGTCCGTAGCGGAGGCGAAGAAGAAACTGACGGCTTACCTGAACCCTCACCGCCCCGGGACGCCGCTCGAAGGCGCGGTGTCTCTGACAGTAATCTGGCTTTTCCCGAAGGGCGCGTCCCACGAAAACGGAGAGTGGCGCGTCACCAAACCCGATACCGACAATCTGCAGAAACTCCTCAAGGACTGTATGACGCGATGCGGTTTCTGGAAAGACGATGCCCAGGTCGCGCGGGAGGTCATCGAAAAGCGGTGGTCGGACGAGCCGTGCGGAATCTATATCGAAATCGAAACTATGAAAGGAGGCTCCCGATGAGAGTGAGCTGGTTTAACGCGGAACACTACTTCAGCCCGACCGAACACGACGGTATGCTGAACGTCCTGCTCGAAGAAAAACGGAAGCGGTACAGACCGCTCGTATATATCTGCTCCCCGTACGCCGGGGACGTCGAACGCAACGTCGAAAACGCGCGGCGCTACTGCCGTTTCGCGGTCGACAGTCACTATATCCCCGTCGCGTCGCATCTTCTGTATCCGCAGTTTATGGACGACGGCAACGAGGACGAACGGGACCTCGGTCTGTTCTTTGGAAAAGTTCTGATGGACAAATGCAGCGAGGTGTGGGTGTTCGGCGAGTGTTCGGAAGGAATGAAGTCCGAACTGAACCGGGCGAAGCGCCGGAGCATGACCGTCCGCCGGTTCGCCGACGACGGAGAGACTATCAGCGAGGTATCCTATGACCAACCCCTGTGAGGAACTGGCGAACGCCATCATCATCCAGGCCTGCAGAGACTACAGAGAGTCTTTGATCATGCTTCGCAGGCACCCGAGAGACACACAGGCGAAGCAAACGGCGGCCGAGTGCGAGAGCTTCTTCCGCTCCGAATGGTTCGGCTTGCTTACGAATCTGGACGGCATTGTCCTGATGCAGAGAATAAAACGGGAGGTGAACGACCTATGACCGCAAAAGAATACCTGAGCCAGGCGTACCGGCTCGACCAGCGTATCAATTCCAACCTCGAAGAGGTCGCCCGGCTTCGGGAAATGGCGTCGAGCATCTCCTCTCCCAACTGGGGAGAGCGGGTCGAAACGAGCCGCAGTCCCGATCCGCCTTTCGTGCGCTGCATCATGAGAATGATGGAACTTGAGGAGATCATCAACCGCGAGACGGATATGCTCGTGACGCTCAAAAAGCAGATACGGACGGTCATCGAAGCCGTCCCCAATATGGACGAACAGATGGTTCTGCGGTACAGATACATCCATAACTGCACCTGGGAACAGATAGGCGACGAAATGAACGCCGACCCGAGGACCGTGCGGCGCTGGCACGGAGAGGCGCTCAAGCACGTTAAGGTGCCGGAAAACTTCGCGAAAAGCTGAAAGTCGCCCGAAATGCCCAGCTTTGTCCGTAGATGTCCACCCTACCTTTATGGTATGATATAATCGCGGAACAAGAATCCGAAAGCCATCTGCGAGAACACTCGCGGGTGGTTTTTTTATGCCCGCAAGGAGGATATCAAATGCCGTACAGAAAAGTCGGACCCCTCGAAAACGTCTGGTACATCATCAAATACAAAATCCGCGAACTGTTTTCGAGGAAGAAAAGGAGATAAGCATATGCCGAGCAGACCGAAGCGTCCCTGCTCCTACCCCGGCTGTCCGAACCTGACGGACGGACAGTACTGCGAGGCTCACAGGAAGACAGCGCGCAGGCAGTATGACAAATACGAACGCGCGTCGGACGTCAATAAGAAATACGGAAGAGCGTGGAAACGCATCCGCGACAG